CGACTCCCATGGAGACTGAGATGACTGAAGACACTGATTCTGAAATGGAGTGGTTAATGAAAGGTGATACTCAGGACCCTATTCAAAAAGGACCTACGGGTGATGGTGACCCTGATTCATTACAAGAATATAAAAATCTTGCAGAGAAATTTGAATCTAAAAAACAACAAAAATATTTCTTTGCTAAGTGTGGTGATGGTAAAACAAAAGAACAGAAGAAATGGTGTAAAATGGCCGAAGAATTTGCCGACAAAACAAACTTTAAAAAATTACCTGAAAAGAAAAAAACAGAAGCGAAAGAAAGTGGTTTAAATAATTTAGTTAATAAAGTTTCTGCGGCATATGCGGGTGGTGTAAAAAATAAGTTGAATTCCATGTCTCCAAGCGTTACCTTTGGTGAAAATGAAATAGAAAAAAAAATTATGAAATTAGTTGAAAAACATATTACCCCAAAAATGACTAAAAGGGAATTCCTTAATTTAGTTAAAGAACAAGGCCCTAAAACGGCACCATCAATACCAGGGGTTAGACCTGATGTTGATACCCCAACAAGACCATCAAAACCTGGAACACCATACCTACCTAAACCAGGAGTTAAACCTGCACCTAAAGCTAAACAAAAGGTACCAAGTTGGTTGTCATTTAAATCATTAGGAATTAAATTAAAGTAAGAAAATGAGTCTAAATCCAAATACAGAAAAAAACCTAAAAGTTAAAAAATTTTTAGAAAAAAAATTAGTTAGTGAAGGGTTAACTAATAATGAACGTAGTCTTTTAAGTGAGTTAAAAAATAACTTAAAAGAAGCTCCTATTGATTATGAAGGGCCTGAAAGAATGGAACCTGGTATTGAAAGAAAAATTACGTCAAAAGAGACTCCTTACAATAACTTTCCTGCAATCCCTAAGATGGATAAGGATTATATTGAATTAATATCATCAAAAAGATTTAAAGATTCTGTAGATAAAGTTAGAAGAGCCATGGGTGACACCAGAGTAATCCAAGGGGGCAATCCATTAAATAATCTAATGATGACTGCGATGCAATCGTTACAAACAGTTGTATCAATTCAAATGGAAAACAAAGAAGTTTTAGAACAACTTGCAGTTGATTTAGTTATTAAAGAGATGGGTATTCCTGAAGGAGCAATGCAGTTTGACGCTAAATTAGTTATGAGACCTATGGGTGCGGCAGAAGGAATGAAAGAAGAACCTGAAATGCCTAGCGAAGAAGAAATCGAAGAGTTTATGGGTGACGCCGAAACATTTGATTTAGAAAGAGCTAAAAGAAGATTTATTAACTCACTTATTCAAGGTGCTGCGTTTAAAGGCGGTCACATGTTTAATTTAGTTTCAAGAGAACTTAATGATATTGACCCTAGATTAATGAATTTATACACCGTGTCACAATCTTTAATGGAACACGCATATTGGTTATTCCCTGATATGGAAGGAATGGCTGGTGGCGGTGGTGGTCAAATGGGACAATCAGAAGTTGACACCGAAACTGACCCACCAACAGTTAAAGCAAGAGCAATGACGTTCCCGCTTTTAATTCATGAATTAGTTAAAGGTATTTACGAAATATTTGGTACTCACGGTTTACCTGATGACCCAAAACAACAAGAAATGATTATGAGTGCTGAAGATACTTTACCGGCAGAAATTTGGGATTCTCGATTAGGTCCAATTTTTTGGGAAAAATTCTTACAAGCTTATCCAATCGAATTGTTTGATGAAGACATGAAACACATCCAACATTACTTATTTATGAGATTTTCTAAATTAAATGCTGAAGAATTTTTTAGAGTTGCTAAACTTATACTTTCAGGTGACCCACAAGGAACTCAATTTATTCAGAGGATGGTTAATGAAATTGTTACTGAATTGAAAGAATATGACGCGGAAGAAGCGTTGAGTGGCGGTGACGATGAAGATGACGATGAAGGATTTGATGATTTCTTAAATGGACTAGGATTATCGAGACCAAAATAATGAAACATGTTAAATTTATCCAAAGAACAGGTACTAATAGAGTACGTAAAATGTCATAAGGATGTAAAATACGCGTTAAGAACTTATCTACAAACCTACGACAATACAGTTTCTAAATACGTACCATTAGAATTATTTCCTGACCAAGCATCATTACTTGAAGATTACGAGAATTATAACGAAAACATCGCCCTAAAATATCGACAAGCGGGAGTATCTACAGTTACCGCAGCTTGGGCTTCGATGAAACTTTCTTTTGCTAAAAAAAATAAACCCGAAAAAGTTCTTATAATTGCTAATAAACTTGATACGTCATTAGAAATGGCGAACAAGATTAGAGCCTTTGTTGGTCAATGGCCAAGTTGGGTTGGGGTTGACTTTGCAGTTGAAAAAAACTCACAAAAACATTATAAATTAAATAACGGTAGTGAGGTTAAAGCCGTTGCAACATCTAAAGATGCCTTACGTGGATTTACTCCTACAATACTTGTATTTGATGAGGCGGCGTTTATCGAGGCCGACAGTGATTTTTGGGCGGCTTGTATGGCGTCCCTATCTACAGGAGGTAAAGTAATTGTAGTCTCAACGCCAAATGGTTATGACCGAATTTATTATGAAATATACGACCAAGCATTAAGAAACATGAATGACTTTAGGATTACTGAAATGTATTGGTTTCGTGACCCTCGTTATACAAAAGATTTATATTTAGTTAAAACCGAGGATATGATTCACTATCTTTTAAATAAAGAAGAGTATAGTGAAAAAGATATACTTAGTTGGTCACATATACCAGCGTCCGAAAGAGATTATAGTGAACTAAAAAAATTAATGGACCAAGGTTATAAACCTTGTTCTTCTTGGTTTGAGGCGATGGTTAAGAAATTAAAATATGATAAACGTAAAGTATCTCAGGAGTTGGAATGTAACTTCTTAGGTTCAGGTGATAACGTATTTGATTCTAAAATGTTACAAACTATTAGAGAAAATTCTATTACAGAACCCAAGAATAAAATGATGGGTAATGCTTTATGGATTTGGAAAGAACCTGTTGTTGGCCATAAATACATTATGGGGGTTGACGTATCTCGTGGAGATAGTGAAGATTTTAGCTCCTTTCAAATTATTGATTTTGATGAGAGAGAACAGGTTGCAGAATATGTTGGTAAATTACCACCAGATACTATGGCGGAAATTTGTTATAAATGGGCCAACATGTATTCATGTTTTATTGTAATTGATATTACTGGCGGTATGGGTGTTTCCACATCAAGAAAATTACAGGAAATGGGTTACAAAGACTTATATGTTGATGGTGTCGATACTGCTAATAAGTGGAAGTACGATGCCAAGGCACATGAAAAAATACCAGGGATTAACTTTAACAATAAAAGGGTTCAAATTATCTCGTCATTTGAAGAGGGGATGAGACATGGATTTAAAATTTATAGTTCAAGACTTTTTAATGAAATGAATACGTTCATCTACATTAATGGCCGTCCTGACCACCAAAAAGGACATCATGACGATTTAATTATGTCGGTGGCTATGGCAACTTACGTTGCCGAGTCTTCATTTAGTAATTTGACTAAGGTTGTTGAGCACACTAAAGCGATGATTGAGGCTTGGGCGGTTAATAATAATGACCAAACATCAAAAAAATTAGAATTTAATCCTGTTATACCGCACATGTCTGAAAGAATTAATCAGTATAACAGTCAGAACATGTCTAGAGAAGATTATCAAAAGTATGGTTGGTTATTTGGTGTTAGATAATATTTATTAATAAAACATCACATGGGATTAACTTCTAGAAAAAAATCGGGGAATAAGCTTAATGGCAGTAAATTAAACGTGCCTGGTCAGGGTATTAGTAATGTTAAACCTGGTGGTGATAATAAAATAAACCAACAAAAAGGTGACCCTAACAGAAAAAAAGGTAATCAAAATTAACTATTTAATTATAGATAATTAGAATTAAATTTATTACATGGAAAATAATCAAAATAATCAATTTACAGTTTGGCAGAGGTTATCCCAAGCTTTTGGGCCTAACGCCCTGTTAAATCAAGATTATCCAACATATAATTTAGACAAGACTGAATTATTAAAAACATCATCAAAACAGGAATACGAAAGAGAAAAACTACAAGCTCAACAAACGTTTTACTTAGCCAATCAATGGACAAAAATTGAGAGTAACTTATATACTCAAGCGGTTTATTATGAACCAACAAGATTAGCATCATTTTATGATTACGAATCTATGGAATATACTCCCGAAATTTCGGCGGCTTTAGATATCTACGGTGAAGAATCAACAACTGTTGACCAAAATGGATACATGTTACAAATTTATTCAGAATCTAAACGTATTAAATCAATCTTAATTGATTTATTTAATAATGTTTTAGACATCAATACTAATTTACCAATGTGGACAAGAAATACCGCAAAATACGGTGATAATTTTGTTTATTTAAAATTAGATGCCGAGAAAGGTATTGTTGGTTGTATGCAATTACCAAATATTGAGATTGAACGACTTGAAAGAGGTATGGCGGCAAAATCTGCAAACGTTGAGGAACCCGTAGAAAACAAAGGTTTAAGATTTAAGTGGAAGGCTAAAGACATGGAATTTAATTCATGGGAAATTGCTCACTTTAGATTATTAGGTGATGATAGAAAATTACCTTATGGTACTTCTATGTTAGAAAAAGCAAGACGTATTTGGAAACAATTATTATTGTCGGAAGACGCAATGTTAATCTATCGGACTTCA